AAATCTGGAACGTATTGTTGACCCCAACCTGCATTTGTAGCAGATGAAAGATCTAGATAGTTTGAAGATAACGCTTGCTTTATTGGAGCAGGCACGCTATTCAAACTACCTCCTGGAGTAATTGCCATAATTTTGTAATTTTAAATAGTTATTTATTGTTTTTAATTTTAAACTTAAAATCAGAAGAATTATCACCTAATACTTTTACTTTTATACCTCCAGTATTAACTTCTCCAAAAGCTTGTCTTGGATTCATATCAATATTTTTAGCTTTAGCAACACTTGCTTTCATAGCATCAGCTTTACCTTGTTCGTAAAAGTGTTTTGCAATAGCATCAGCATTCATAGCTGTAAAAAGTGATTTATGATAACCTTTAGCATCTGACAATGTAGCGTTTTTATCTAAAAACTTTTTAGTAAAATTACTTATATCGCTTTGTGTTGTCTTAACTTCTTCAGCATTGTTTACGTTAAATCTAAATTTTTTATCTCCGACGTTGTATTCAAAACCTTTGAACTTATCGTTAAAAACTTTATTAGTTTTTAATTTAAAAACTTCAGATTGTGTTTTTGCTATTTTTTTATTTTCTTCCGACTCTTTGTTGTATCTATTAAAAAAATCCCAAGCTTTTTGTTGTTCAGGCGTAAGCCTTGAACCAGCTTTGATTTCTTTATAGTATTTGGACTTTTGCCCGTCCAAGTGGCTTCTAGCGCTGGCAACTTGCTCTTTAAACGCTAGTTTTTTTCTTTTTATTTCTCTATCAGTATCTTCTTCTTCGTCTACCTTAAAAGTATCTTCCATTAAGAAGTTTATTTCATCGTTAGTTAAATGTGGTTTTGTTTGTTTATAATACTCAAACACAATATCATTATCATTTAACTCGCTATAATCTTGGTTAAGTTTTACGTAGTCTTGTATATCACCACCAGTTTCTTCCATAAAATCCATTAACTTCTGTATGTTTTCTGGTAGTGGTTTTCCAGTAGCTTCTGCTTCAGCAACAGCTTCTTCAACTTTTTCTTCTACTTCTGCTACTTCTTCTTCAGTTGAATCTTCAGTTATTTCTTCTAATACTGCTGTTTCTTCTTGTGCTTCAGCTTCCGGTTGTATTTCTTTTTGTTCTTGTGTGGGCTCGGCATTTTCAGACTCTGCAACCACTCCGCTGTCGTCAGCGTTATCTTCTTTAGTTTCATTTTCTTTTGGTTTACTTAAGTCAACGACATAATCGCCGTCTTCATTAATATTTGGTTTATTAGTTTCTTCAGTTTGTTTATTTGTATCTTGTGTAGTTTCTTCAACTACGTTTTCATTTTTTTCTTCCATAATATAATATAATAATAATTAATAATTTTATCTAGGGTCAAACACGCCTAAATCAAAACCACCTCCTAATATATCATTACCTGCTGACTCAAAGTTTTTAGGTGGTTTATCAGCTTTTCTTTGATCAATCATTTCGCTTTGTTGCGTTGCTTGAATCCTTGTTCTTTCATCTTTACGATCTTCTTTTTCTTTTTCTACAGATTTTTTTGCTCTAGTTTCCATATCTTTTAACTGCATATTATATTGAAACTCTAAAGCCATTAACTCTTTTTTAAACTCTACTTCTTGTTTCATTTTTTGAGCTTCCATTTGAGCTTTTGCTTGCTCTAGCATAACTTCGTTTTCAGAAATTATTTTACTTTTTTGAACATCAAGTTGAGCTTTAGCTTGAGCAGCTTGTGTATTAGACTGTGTTTGTGCTTGTATGTTTTCTAATTGCATTTGTCTATCTCGCTCTTGTTTTTTCTTTCTACGTAGTTTTAATATTTTATTTGCTAGTTTTACATTGTTTATTTCTCTAACGTCGATAGCATCTTCTAATTCTATACTTTGTTTTGATAAAGCTTGTTGTATGTTATTTTCTAATAACATTTTTTCTTCTTCATCTGGTTGTAATTGTATAAATATACCAAAATCATATAAGTGTAAACTAGATATTTCTTCTAACGTAGCAACGTTATGGACACCTATAGCTTGTATGAAAGCTTCTTTAGTAGGTGAATATTCTATAATATCAGATATTCTAAGAGACAAACACTCTGCTGTTTCGGCTGTTAAAAATAAACCAGCTTGCAGTATATGTCTTGTTGCTGTATTACTATTAGCAGCAGCTAATTTTTGTACACCAACTAAAGCATTTTTATCTGGCATACTACCATCTCTAGCTTCGTTAAGTCCGGTAGTATCTCTAATCATTTGTAGATAATAATTATAATTAGCTATAAGAGCTTGCATTTTATTACCACCACTACCACTAGTTATTTCTTGTATTGGTACTTTGCCAGGATTTAAATCACCATCTTGCGTGAATGATCTACCAATAACACTACCTGTTTGGAAAAACATGTTTAAAGCTTCTTGTGGATTATAATTTGTACCGTTACCTAAATCTATTTCAGCTAAACCATCAGCATCTAAATAAACACCATCTGGCACCATACGCGACATTACTTGCTGTAGCTTTAAATGAGTAAGCTGTATCATATCAGCAAAACCAGTTATTCTACCAACTAAAGATTCTATTTTACCTTCGTATATACGCGGGGCTACTATACTATAGTTCATCTTTACTTTAGTATAATCACTTTTAGGGCGAAGCATATTTCTTGCCATTTCCCATTTTAAAAGTTTATTAGTACCTAGTATTATAGCGCCATCATATAAAACTTCTATAGATCTTTGTAATTTAGCGTATTGACCTTCTTTATTTTCAGGTGGATTAAATTGATCGTCTTTTTCAATTATTTTATCAGCACCAGTACCAGTTTCTTTAACTTTATAAACTTCGTTCATATAAGTTTTATAATTAAAATACAAAACTTGTATTGTGTTAGTATCTTCTTTGTCTCTAGTATAATTATTATTATAATTAGATCTGTAAAAAGATTTATTTTTCATTATCTCATCAAGATCTTCATGTTCTAAAAAAGGAAACTCTTTTGCTAATTCGTTTACAGGTATATGTTTTACTTCACCAACATAATATATATCTTCAAAATAAGGCGAATCTGTGTATGAATAAACAAGGTTTGCTGGATCTACATACTCAACAATAGCACCTTCTGAAGTATTAAAACTAGTTTTAACAGCACCAATACCTAGAACTGTTAAATCATAATAAAAACGTTTTTTAATTAATTCATAGTTACTACCTTCTAATAACATGTTAATACCTTGCTCTTGAGCTAATTCGATAGCTTGCTTATATGATAGTTGCATGTGTAATGCTAACTCTTCTTCTGACTCAGGTAATTTAGAAGGATCGTTTTCATATAAATCAGCACCAAACTTTTCTTTAACAGAGTCGTTAAAATCTCTGGTGTTCATATCTTTTAACAAAGACTCCATGTAAGCTGTTCTTTGATACGCTCCGTATTGATCTTGAGAAAAAGCTGTTACATCATAAGTTCTTTCAGCTATACCATTAACAACTATATCTACAAACTTAGGTATAATAGGAACAGGTGTCCAGTCTAAATTTAAATAAGATAAATCACCATTAATAGATAATTCATCTTTATATTTTTGTATTGACTGTTCACCTCTTGCATACAATCTTAATCTATGAAAGTCATTACGACTGTTCATATATCTATTTAAGTTTCTATCATTATTAAACCACTCTGCTTCTATAGCTTTAGCGACTTTTAAACCATAGTCATAACTTAGCTTTTCAGCATCACTTACAACTTGACTAGGAAAATAACTTTTATTAGAATATCCCATATTTATTCTTTGATTATTTGAGACATATTTCCATTGTTTGAAAACTTAGAAATAT